ATAATTTTATGCCAATTGGTAATAATTTTGCTTTAATTTACAAAAAAAATGTACAAGTCCTCAAAATTTGATTGGCCACCAATCCGGCCGATTCAGACAAAAACAAGCAATCTCAGCCATTTACAGCCAAATCCGAGCAACTGCCAAAAAAAAGTAATACTTAAATACTAAAAAAGTATTACAATTTGGCAAATCTGAAAATCCAAAAAAACCACCTTTTCATTTACTGCAAGGAATGACCAAGCAAAACACTACTTGCCCATGCAAGTACTATAATCTGCAGAGCAAAGTACCTGAAATATCGTAATTGCCAACTTTACCATTTTGTGCCATTTTGCCCTACATCAAACTACCAATTTATGCCAATTTAGTAATTGTGGCTTTTAAGTTTTTCACCTAAAACTTGTTTCTATATATACGAATAAATTAGTAAATCTGCAAAACCTCAAACTAACAAGTGTTAGTTTTGAAACCAAACAGTTTACAGGTGCAACTATTCACTGACTACTGGTCAGTCAATTAATTCGGCAATATACTAATAAATCAATAAAAAGTTTAATTGTTTCTATTTATACGAATTTTTACAAAAAATATTCTATAATTCGTGTATCTGCTAATAATTTAAAAAAATATTAAAATATTCGTAAATATACGAACAATCTTAAAAAATATTATAAAGTTCTAATATATACAAACTATTTAACAAAAAATTAAAAAATTTTATATTTATAAAACAATTAGTAAATATACAAACAATTTAAAAAAATGTTTCAAAGTTCGTAACATATGAAACAAAAAAAAGATCCCTCAATTCGTACACATACGAACAGTTTCATAAAATACTAATAATTCGTATCTATACGAACAAAAAAAAGATCTCAAAAATTAGTTTTTATATATACGAACATTTCAATTTTTGTTTAAATAGTTCGCCTCTATACGAACAACTTTTTCGGCAAAAAAATAGTTCGTATTTTAACAAACATTCTAATTTTTATTTAAAATGTTCGCCTCTATACGAACAGTTTCGCAGGTAACTAATAGTTCGTCTTCTTACGAACAATTCGTAGGTATCAAAACTGTTCGCCTCTTTACGAACAATTCGCCAGATAACTAACTGTTCGTTAGTATACAAACAATTCGCCTCTTTACGAACAGTTCGGCAACTATTAAATTGTTCGTACTCTTACAAACAGTTCGTTCCTCTAAAAACAGTTTTATGGTATACGAACAATTCGTAGTGTTAAAAACTGTTCGTTCTTATACGAACATTCGTGACCTCTAAAATAGTTCTTATAGTATCAAACTGTTCGTACTCTTACTAATTCTTCGTTCTTCTTAAAACAGTTTTATTCTTACCAAACTGTTCGTTCTTATACGAATAAAAAAAAGATCTAAAAAAAGTTCGTCTCTATACGAACAATTCGTTCTTATACGAACAAAAAAAAGATCTAAAAACTGTTCGTACATTTACGAACAATTAATTTTTTTAAAAAAAAAGTATTAAATAGTTAATCATAACTATTTAACACATCTAAATTTAATTTAAAAGTATTTGCTATATTGTCAATCTCAAGACAGTATATATACTCGTCGAGGGTCAGACAACCCCCTAAAGTAAAAAATTCTAATAATATAGATTTAGAAAAATCTATATCTATATGACACATATTGGCCAATTGTGTACTTATGGCGTCTAAGCCAACTTCATATATTTTTATTTTTTTACTTATCATATTATAACCTCCTAAAACTAAATTTTATTTCCATGTTTAAATGTTGTACTGCAGACTATGTATCAACATTTAAAATACTTCCCATATTGATTTTATATTTTCTCCTTCTATATATTCTACGTAGGTTGTACCTATATATAAATAATATTCATCACAATATTTATTATATTTTACTCTAAAAACATTATTAAATATTTTTTCCTTTATTAAAAAAGGATCATTAAATTTTATTTTTATTGTATGTGTAATATTTAATAAATATACTCCTTTGTCTTTTATATCTTTCTTTGTTATTCTTCTTTCCATATTAAACGCCTTCTTTTATAATACTATATTTTACCCACTCCCCAGACTCTACAAAGTCTTCAGGACTACCAATATATATTTTTGCTTCTACTCTATCTATTATATTAAATTCCTTTAAATGTATTTCAATAAGTACTTTATTGTTTTTTGTTTTTATATCCATGTTAAAAACCTCTTTAATCTTCCCATTTTTCTAAATATCTTTTGTTTTCTATTTTTTCACATTCAAAAAAAATATAAATCAAATAATTTATAAAATTTAACATGTTTTAAACACCCCCTAAATTTTTATACCTCCAAAAAAAAGATTTAAAAATTAAAATCTTTTATAAATTCTTTTATCCGTTCAAGGTCTATATTATCGGTGTTTATTGCTTCCCTAAATAGACAGTCCCTATATATTCTGTCTACGGTTTCAATACCCCAATTTTTTAAAATCTCCTCCTTATTTTCCATTATGTATTGTTGGTTTTCTTCTAAACTGTCTAATTCTAATGCAAATTCCCAAGTACTCCAATTTTTCCAACCATTACACTTTTCACTATCTACTTCACGGACTACAAAACATTCAATTAAATTATTATCTGTTTCTATTTTTTCTCCTTCTTCTAAACTGTCATATTCTTCAGTTTTAGGATTATTTACAACTTTATTTATATAATCCATATTTAAGTATCTAAATAGTTTTATTTTTTCTCCATTTTTATATCTAACTGTTATAATTTCCTCTTTCCCTTCTTCATCAATTATTAAAAATTCTTTTTCTATCTCCATGTTTTCCACTTCCTCAAGGTTTTTAAATTCAATATCACAAATTTTAATGGTTTTACCGGGTTCTAAGTCATATAAAAATTGCATGAGATTAAAACCGGTTAAAGCTTCCCTAAAATCATATATAAACTGTTCTCCTATTGTTGTTATAGTTTCTATTTTTTCACTTTGGTTATTTTCTCTATCAAAAAAAGTTATACTTTCCCCTTCTTCTTCAAAATAGACGGTAAAAGTAAAATGTTGTCCATTTCTATGTTTTGCTTCAAAATTTTTTATTATAGTCTTCATTTTTTCACTTCCAAAAACAAATACTTTTTTTGTACTTGCTTAATAGTACTTTAGTACCATTCAGTATATAAAGGTTTTGGTATTTTTTAAAAAAAGTACCCTTATATTATTATATAGGAACTCAAAAATATATAATGATTAATCATGACAAATAGTGATCATAGATTTATAATGATTAATCATGACAAATTAAAATTTAGGTGTACCTAAAAATTAGCACGAATGATCCAAAAATTCCAGGTGCCCCGTACTTCTCTTATAATTACACCAAAAATTCCGGTGTCTCATGAGACAGCAAATAAATGCACAAATAACGCCGTCTCACAATTATGAGACAAAAAAAGAAGAAAAAAAATAACGATGTCTCACCCTTGAGACATTCTCATGAGACTAATTTCGTAAACTATTAAATTCAGAATGTCTCATCGCGCCCGTCTCACGCAAATACAACTTCACAGTTTGCGGTGAGACAAACAATATATCAGCAATCTCATTAACCGTCTTACCATCAAGTAATAAATTGCGCGCTGTCTCACTGTTACTGATTTGAGTTTTTGAGAAACCATACTGTCTCACTATTCGATTCAAAGTTGAACGACTAATGCCTGTCTCACTCTCGACCTCTCGTAAACTCTTACCCTCATCAATATACAAACGCTTAATTTCAGAAACCCGCGCATTCGGTGTCTCACTTGTCTCACTCTTCATTTCATTATCACTCATTATAATCACCTATTAATTAATTTATCAATCGTATAAATATCCTCGCCACTAAAAACACAATCCTTAAGGCGACATTCAGCATATGGAGAAAAGTCCTTAACCTTATACCAATGAGGCCCAGTAACACCACCATAAAACGTAGTTTGAACCTTATCAACACCAGTAACGAACTTATTAACTCCCTTCGCGGCGAAAATAGCATCAGGGCCCCACATAAACCAACCAGAACGTACGAATGTCTCACCTAATGGTCTAACCATTAAATTATCACCCAACATATTACTAGCCTCATGCAAATCCTCATACTTACTACACACAAGCATCTTCTCTTCCTCGCCCCCACGCCAAAAATAATTACGCCGCTGATTCAATGTCTCACTATACACCGGAAACGTACCCAAAGACACAACATCAACCACCTTATCACCCTCATTAAAAACAAAAAGATTATTCATTACACGCTTACACACAAGTGTATGTGGGTAATTACACACTAACACGGGAAAATCCATACCTGATAATATTTTACTAGGGGTTGGAATAATTACTGGTTCGTCAATATCTGGCAAAATACGGAAATATTCACCCATTTTACCCATTATTTGGTAAAAAATGCTATAAATTGCGTTTGGTTGAAGTTTTAAACAGTCTAAAGCACTAACATAATCAAAATTTAATTTAGGATTATAAGATAGGTAAGTAATCATATCTTCGGGTGTAATACCATAAAAACTACCAGTATCTTCCCATTGGTCAATCAAAAACGAGTAATTAGGGGGTATTTTACGCTCTAAAAAACAAGTTTTGCACGATGTCTCATCATTTACATCATCAGACATAATAAATTCATCATATATATCACCTAAACCAACAACCATAAGACACGCATATAAATCAAGTAAATCAGATAATGGTTTACCATCTTTAAGAAAACGATTTATTCGCGCACGAAAATGCTTCATAGTAAAATGTCCTTGATAAATTTTATAAACAGCCCGATTTTTTTGGTCATTATTACGTGTACCACTAAAATATTTCTGTAACATAAACAATTATTTGTCTCACTTCATATATAAATGTATTCATTTTTAATCGTCAAAAAAATCACAAGTATAAATAATACTTATTACATAAATAGTAATAATTTATAGTATGGAGTTTGAAATCTTTGGAATTTGAAGAAGAGCAAGTTAATTTTTTACGTAAATGTTATCAAGACCCAGTATATTTCGTAGAACATATGTTATTTAATGATAGTGGTCACTTATATAAATTAGAAGACCACCAAAAGCTTATGTTACGAGATGAAGATGCTATGAAAGTATATTTCTTAGGACGTCGTATGGGTAAATCTTTAGTAGTAGCTATGTATTCGATATGGAAATGTTTCTTCAATAAATATTATAAAATATATATACTCTCACCGACCCAAAGTCAGTCACGTGATTTAGCAGATACAGTATCAGATATGATTTCACGTTCGGCAGTAGTGCTTGATTATCTATTAGTTGATAATGTATTTACTAAAAAATTCATAAATAAGTCAAAAATTGATTTTAGAACCGCCGGAGGTAAAGAAAATACTTCAAGCGTTATAGGTTCTGGGGTTAATTTGCTAATTATTGATGAAGCGCAAGATGTATCAGATACATTATTTAGTAAAATTTTGCCGGTTTTTCGTGGTCAAACTGGACGTTCTGAGCTTATTTTAGCAGGGACACCACGGTCAAAAAGAGGTTTTTTCTTTGAATCTATCTATAATGCAAAAAAAATATATGAAAATGATGATATGGTAGAGTCAGATGGCGAGGGATTATTTACTGTTTTTAAAAAACCAACTGCTTTTATGAATGATAATGACCAAATTATTAAATCAGGTACACCGAGAATTAGTATTGAAGAATTACGTCAAGATTTAGATATTTTAGATACAATTGAGTTTAAACAAGAATATTGTCTTCAATTTTTAGATGATTTGAGTGTTGTATATAGTGATGAATTAATAAAATCAGCATCAATTGATGAATTACCAGACGGATTTTATAGCGATAAACTATGTGTTGGTGGTATAGATATTGGTAAACAACGTAATAATTCGGTTCTTATCATCGCAGAGGTAACAGAAGATAACAAATTATTAACAAAATACTATAAACCATTCCCATTAGGGACAAGATATGATAATATTGCAAAATATTTAATAAAAGTAATACCGAAAAAATTTCCAAACTTTAAAAGATTAATTTTTGATGCAACCGGTGTTGGGTTAGCATTTTCAGAGCTTATTGAGGGTAAAACTTCATATAAAACAGAAGAATTTAAGTTTTCTAAAGAAAGTAAGAAGTCATTAGTTGAAGCATCTGTATTAGCACTTGAAAATGGTACCAATAAAATAGTTCCACACCCAAAATTAGTTAGAGAAATGGAGTCATATAAACGTGAAAGTACTGATACTGGTAATATTGTTTATCATAAAGGTACATCAGACGACTTCGTTGATGCGTTAAATTTATGTAATTATAATCTTAATTTTCCATTAAATTTTAAAAATACCCCATTAGTAAGAAATACTGGGTTTAAAATAGGTGCAAACCAAATAAAAGGAGATAGCATATGGCAAAGAAATCAGAATCAAAAACAACAAAGAAGAATAGCCAACGGTTCCAGAGACTTAAAAACTTCATCTCGCCGCAGACTTTAGATAAAGAAACAAATAATTTAAAAAAAAACAAAATACAGAAATTTAGTACCGATGTCTCACGATTAACGAAAGAAACATATGCGCAAGGATTTGCTTCATATAATGATATATACGGTTCTGATGATTTAGATTACGATTTAATAGATGGTTTATATGAAAGTACCATATTAAACAGATTATTTAATAAAATAGCATCAAATTGTGTTCCAGATATGTATAATGTGCAAATTTTTGATTTAGATGGAAACAGAATGCCTGATTTAGAGTTATTATGTTCACAATATCATGCAAATTTAAGAAGAAGTCAGTTAAAGGAAATTTTCGTATATATGCTATTATATGGTACAATATTTACATATATTGGCGATAAAGAGAATGATAGGCCCGATAATATCTTCAATATTCATCCACAGTACGTACAACCAGTCATAAAAGATGGAAAAATTGATTCTTGGACTTATTCTGGAGGAAATAGTGATGTTAATGTACCAAAAGAAGACATATTATGCTTTGCTTATGATAGAGGATTAGATAATGTATATGGTCGCTCATTATTAGGTAGTTTAGTAGAAACTTTACATTTATTATTAAATACAGAACTAAATATTGCAGAAATTGTTGATAAATTTGCTGTACCAATAGTTCATTGGTTAGTAGAAGCAGAAGAAGACCAAGAATTATCTGACCAAGAGTTAAATGATATCGTAAAGTCTATACAAGACCAATATGAATATTCAAATGATATTATTAGTGATGCACGAATTACAACAGACGTAGTAGGGGCAGCACAAGGTCAATATAATTTGCCAGAGATTTTACAAGAGCTTAAAGAATCTTTAGGAATCCTTACAGTACCGTTCCAATTATTAGGTGGAAAAGCAGATAATTTATCAGCAATCAAAGTACAAGTTGCACAATATCTTTCTGACCTGCAAAACTATCAGTTGATAGTCTCAGATGCGCTTATTGAACAATTCTATAAACCGTTCCTTGAGTCACAAGGTAAGATTTTAGGTGATGATTATCTTAATATTTATTTAATATTTCCAGTATTAAGTGCTGAAGCAAACTCTGATGCTGCTGCTTGGATATTCCCAGCTGTTAAGTATGGGTTAATATCTAGAAATGAAGCAAGAGCTCAATTAGGATATAGAGGCCAAGCAATTGATGTTGAAGATTTAGAATTTGTTGATAGTTCATTAAAAGAAATTGCTATGCAACCAACAACCGATACTACAAATACATCAGGTTCCGGAAAGTCTGCTTCTGATAATCCAGATGCAAAAAGTAACGACAAAACACCAAGAGATAAGTCAGGTAAGGGTACGCCTGAAGATACAAAAGACCAAAAAGACCAAGAGTGATTATTTTGACGATTCAAGAAAATTTAATATTAAACAAATGTGATAATTGCGGGAAACAAATATTATCCGATAAAGTATTAAAGATATGTCCCGAATGTGGAAGTAAACAAATCAATCAATATAATCATCATGTCTGGGATGTTATCCGTGAGTAAGAAACAATCTATTAATTCTTATAATAAATTATATGAAGTCGCTGAAGATGTGCTTAATGATAAAGGTAAGGCGACAAGCAACGAAATTGCAAATACAATAATTGATAAATACAAAACTAATAATTTAAACGTTAATGGTAGAAGTATAACATATCATCTTAAACAAAGGGGTTATCCAAAAACTCGTAAATATAGATGCGGTGGATATACTTTCTACACTAAAAAATAACTATTTTTTGTTAAAAAATTTGGGTATTTATATACCCGATAATACTTATTATTCTTATATCATTGTAAAAGGTGTAACTATGCAAGATAATAAGTTTGAAATAAACAACACTTTTTCTTTGAATAAAGATAATGAAGAGTTTTTATTAAGCGGAATGGCAATTCATGAAGGAAGATATAGAGATATCTTTGAATTTGAGCCATCTGAAATTAGTAAATGCTCTAAAAGTATCAAAAACGCTAAACTGATGAAGGACCATAGTGACTCTATTGACGATATCATCGGTGTAGTAAAAAATGCTAAAACAGTTACTGACCCAGAAACTGATACTAAAGCGGTACAATATAGTGCTGAAATTGACCCAGATGAGACAAAACTTATTGAAAAAATCAAGAAAGGGTATGTTGATTCTGTATCAATTGGTTTTAGTTTTGAACCATACTGTTCAACTTGTCACAAAAAATTTAGTGAATGTTCACATTGGTTTGGAGATGAAGATGATACTCATATTTTAGTAAGAAATACTGAAATTCCAGAATTATCTCTTGTATATGCTGGTGAAGATAGAAATGCAACAGTTGGAGCAGATTTTAGTATACAAAAATTTAAAGAAGAATTTAAGGAATTAAAAAGTGATTTTATGACTGAAAAAACAATCGAAGAATTACAGCAAACTCTTATAGATAAAGAAAATGAAATATCTGAAGTTACTGAAAAATTCGAGAAAAAATTTGAAGACCAAGAAAAAGAGTTCAAGGAATTCAAAGAAGAAAAATTAAGTGCTATTACAAAAATTACTGCAGAAAGAAATCAATTCGAGAAAGAACTAAAAGAAGCTTCCGTAGAACTCGAACAATTCCATAAAGCAGTACAAGAACAAAAAGATGCAGAATTATCTGCAAAGGTCGATAAAGTATATGAAATTGCAACCAAATTTGGTATTGCAGAAACTATTGACCTAGAAGATGCTGACGAAAAATTTATTAACAGTACATTAAAAATGTTAGAAGATATGGAAAAAAACGCTCCACAAATTGGACAATTTAGTGAAGAACAAAAAGATTCTTTAAAAAATGATAAAGAACCAACTAATAAATTTCATATTCAAAAATTTTTCAATTAAATAGGTGATTTAAATGGATACAAGTGGAGACCAATTTACAGTTAAAGCTGGAGAAGAAATCGTAGATGCTATTAAAACATACGGTACTACTTCCTCAAAAGAAAAAGTAGGTAAAGCTGTATATGTAACTAATGATGGTTATAAAGTTGCCGAAGCAACAACTGATATAGCTAACTTTGGTGGAATAGTATTTGCAGTTTCTGGAGAAGCTGAAACTAATTTAACAAGTAAAGTTCCATATTTTGATGGAAATTATACAATACCAAAAGATAAGTATTTTACGATGGCTAGAAATTGCTTAATACATGTTATGGGCGATGCTACTATCAAAGAAGGAGATATGATTACATTGGGAGCAGATGGTGCTTTTGCTAAAACAACAGATGCTACTAAAAAAGTTGGAACAGCTTATAGTAACCCCGACAGTAATAATATAATCTATGCTTATATTGGAGCACAATAGGTGAGATGATAAAATGGCAAAAGGTTTAGCAGAATTCGCTAATGGAGCTGTAGCTTCAAATGATAACGCATGGGACCCGGAACTTAGTACTGATATTATACAATATATAGAAACAGAATCTGACTTTAGACAATTTGTTAAAGTTGTTAATACAGATAGTTTTGCAATAGTATTACCACGTCGATGGTCAGCTGGAACAGCAGTTGAAGTTGTTGAAGGTTCCGAAATACCAAAAGCACACGATGTTTACGATAATATTACTTTAAATCTTAGACAAAACGGTACTGGTATTAGAATGACCGACGAAGCAAAAATTATGATGAAGTTCGACCAAAATTACTGGGACAACGAAGCTCGTCGTGCAACAGAAAGAATGATGAAAAAAGAAAATGTAGATATATCTAACGTATTACTTGCAGGAGCAGGACTCGAAGTTCAATCCGCAAATGCAACATTAACATTTGATGATATAGTAGATACTAAAACACAATTAGAAGAAAATCCATATGGAGTAAATCCAAATGTTATACTTATGTCTGCAAGAAGTTATGCAGATTTAATAAAAGACCCTAACTTTAAAGTATATGCTAATTCAGGTATTCCGGGTGTAGTTAACACCGGAGATGTAGGAATGTCTGTTGATGGAATGGCAATTATGAAAATACCTGAAGTAGGCGATAATGTTTATTTAATTGATACAACTCAAGACCCATTATGGTTAGTTCAAATGGGAACTATGAATACAGAAAGATATAGAGTACCCGAAACTCGTGAAGATGTTTTAGATTTAACTTTATATGAAAAACCAGCTGTATTAAGACCAGACGCAATTGCAAAAATAGCAATTACACGTACTGATGAAAAACGTACTTTCCCTGAAGGCTGGGACCCATTAACTGGTTATCCATCTCCCTGAGAACCCAGTAGGGCGCACCATCACATTAACCGTTAGTGATGGTACAGATAATATAAATGGTGCAACAGTAAAATTATCAAATGATAAAAATACTTATAATGGAGTTACAAATGGCAATGGTGTATTTTCAACAACAGTAGTTGATGGAACATATCAATGTACAATTACAAATGCAAATTATAACGATAATACACAATCAATAACCGTATCCAGTTCAGAAACTACATTTAATATTAATAATATGGTTATAAAAACTGGAAATGTATCTGTATCTGTATTAGATAATGCAGATGCCGGAGTCCAAAATGCTGTTATAACACTAACAAATAAAGCTCATAATACAATTACATTCTCAACTAGTGCATCCGGAACCGGCTCAACTGGTGGAGCAACAATAAGCAATGTTAGTTATGGAACATATGCAGTATCGCTTGATTTAACAAGTGCAACTGGATATACAGCTCCTGTATCAATTGATGATTTAGTAGTTGATAGTGATACTGAAACACTTAATATAAAAGTTACAAAAAACTAATAAACAATTAAAAAGTTAGAAGTCGAGGTAATAAAAATGTCAAAAAACGATTCAAATCAAAAAATAAAAATAACTTTTAATCCCTTACATAGTGCGGCTATGCAAAAAACAGTTTTATTAAAAGAACGTAAGTTAGAAAGAGTTAATGGCGTTGAACAATATGTTATTCGTGAATTAATTGATGGTTTACCACAAGTATTTACGATTAAACGAGATGAAATTGTTGAAGTAACACCTGAACAATTTAAACAATTATATGCTTTCGGTTTTGTCGAAACAGAAAAAGACCGAAGTGCACGTTTAGAAGTTGGACAAGAATTACCAAAACAATCAGGTATAGACCCAAAAACTCGTAACGCTTCACAATTAAATGATATTTACAAAGATAAATTTATAAAGGTTGAATAATGATTATCGATGTTGCATATATTAGACAAGCATTAGTAATTCCTGAAACAACACCTAATTCATCAATTGAATATTTAATTCAACATTATTATGATTATATTGTTGAAATGATGAATTTAGTGACAACAATGGAAAAAGAAGAAATTAGTAATACTATAATTGAACAAGATATTACTGAAGAAGAATTAATTATTAATAATAAATTAACACTTTTCCAACAAACTTTAATTTTAGGAATTGCATGTTCATTAATTAATATGCAAATCGCAATAAAAGACATTACAAATAACGAATATGAGTATTTTATACAAAACATTGATTTAACTCATTTAGTCATTGAAGAAGATAAATATATCTTAAATTGGTGTATCTTGTATAGTGAATATAGTGATGTTTTAAAAAAATATTCTACTAATGAATCAACAGTTGATTATGTTAGAAGATTATTAAATTTAGACCCAGAAATTATTCCAGATACACAAATTGAATTTTTATTAGACCATTATACAAGCTTAATATCAGAAAAACTCGGTGAAGATGCAGATACTACAACTGAAGTTTTCAAAGAAGCTGTTTATTTGGGTATAGCATGTCAACTTTTTAAAACAAATCCTTCTGCAATAATTGGACCAAAGGAATATGAAGTTGGTGATGTAAGTGAATCATTTGATACATCATTTACAAAATCATCTGATACTTGGTGTGATTTATATGACTCTGCATTAAATGATTTAATATCTAGTACAGAAGGAGTTCATGGGATTAAATCTTTTGATAGGTCAGGTGCACGTGTTAAATATGGATATTACGGCCCTCAATAATATAATTAAAAGACCAACTGAAAAATACATTCTTCAAAAAAAAGAAGAATATCAAATCGATAATACAGATAATGTATTAAAAGATGAAGTTGGTAATATTATTACTAAAGATGAAGTTGGTAATACTAAAATTAATTGGCAAGATGTGGTTGAACTTAAAGGCGTTATACAATTAAAACAAAAAGCTCAAACTGATGAGTCCGGAGAAGAAAGTAAAATAGAATACGTTGGATACTTTAATCCGAAAAAATTTAATTTAGATACAAATAAATTATCAGATTATCGAGTTAAAATAATCAGAAATTATGAAACTGTTATTTTAAAAATTACAGAATTTAATCCAAATTTATTTTTACGAAATGATAAACATCATTATAAGATGGGATTTACGGAAGATAAAAAATATGGCCGGGAAAGTACCTAGTGAAGAATATACTGGTGTTGAGGTTACATATAACCCACCAGACCCTTGGAGTGGTTTAGCATCAATGGGACATGAAGTTAATTCTTTATGTGGTCCGGGTGCAGCATCTAATCCTCATGTTCGTCAATTAGCATCAGAGGTATCTAAAAGTTTTCTTATATCTGCAAAAATAAGATATAGACGGTCTAATTTAAATCAACAATCATCTGAAATGTATAACGGTTATTTTTGTAAATTAAGAAAAAATGGTGATATTGTTTTTGGTAATGATGCTATCTCTAGTGTTACCGGAGAACCATATGCAACTCATTGGGAATATGGGCATTGGAATTTATTTAAAAGACAACAAATGGCTCCAGTACCTATTATGAGACCCGCAATACAAACAGCTATGAAACGATACTATAAAACAGCCCAAGATGATGTAAGAGATGCATATTTTAGAGGAGCAAGTAACTTAGTATATGTTTCGCGAGCAAGTTTACAAGCAACTCAAAGATATCGAGAAAATAATAAAGGATATAGTCGACATCCAAGTAAAAGATATGAAATTCATGAAACATATGATATATTTGGAAAATCACATTTTTCAGGAAGAGAAACATTTAAGTGATATTTATGTTTTATAATAAAAATGATGTTATTTATACAATACGAGAAGTATGTGGAGACGAAGCTCCAGATGGTTTTTATTTAACCATAGATGATGATACTAAAGTACCAAATTATTTATATCAAGATGGTAAAAGTGAATATCCAGAAATTCGTATTTCTCCATTTATAACTAATGCAGAAAGATTATCATTAACTAATAAAATATCACAACGTTGGCGAAATATTAAAGATATATATAAGGCCGATTTTCAAATTGATATGTACTCAACATCGGTAGCTGAAGTAAATAAGATTTATCGTGCACTCGAATTAAGAATAGAAAAATTATTAGATACAAATACTATTATATATGGATATAATTCTGATTATGTTGATATGACGGATTATTATAAAAACAGTATATATGAAGATAAAAATTTTATTCTTGGTTGGGTAAGTGTTGAAAATCAAATATTAGAACCTATATGTGATGTTAAAAATTTAGTAAATAATTCTTGGTATCTTGGTGATGATGGATTATATATTAAAACTGATTTAGATATTACAACTGTTAAAGTAATGTCGATATATGATGGGAGAATATTCCCTGATAACACAACTTTATATAGTCGTGGTGTATTTGATATCAAAATTACTAATGCTCAAAATATGAGTGATTTGGAAAAAAATGAAGTAGAACGTATTATGATGGAAATAAATGTTATATATGGACTCGTACATCAAAGAAAAGATGGACCGCTAATAGAAAATATTGATATTGGTGCTAAAAATGACAAATAAAAAAGAAGATATAAAAGCTGAAAATAAGAAAGAAACTCCTAAAAAAAGTATTCCTAAAAAAACAGTACCAAAAGAGCAAAAATATGAAGCTAATATGATTGCTGATAGTTTAGGAATAAATAAATATGATTTTTTCTTAATATGTAAAGAAAAGAAAATTAATAAAAATGATTTTATTACTGAATCTGAATTAGTTGAATTATATAATAAAATAATAAGAAGATGAAAAAATGGTTGAAGGAATACCTTATATTCGTATAAAAACAAGCGCAGAAGCTGCGTATGTAAAACCATCTCATGATAAAAGATGGGCAACTGTTGTTGAAACTACAAAAGGGCCAATCAATGAGCCAACCTTTATCGAAAGTAAATCGCATGCCAAACAGATTTTTGGATTTAATGCAGACCCATTTTTTGATAATGGTGGAACTGGTTTAATATTAGTACGTGCTAACAGCGATTATGTAGAAAAAGATAGTGCTGGAGTAGAAATTGAAAACAGTACAAATAATATTGTTGCAAAAGAAGGAACAACTACTATTACTGGTAATCTCACATACACTATAGGTGTAGCCGGAGAAGGAGATACCGTTACAGCTGAAACAAAAACTTTAACAGATGCTGATTTCATTAAATTAACTACTAATTATAAAGGTAGTTGTCCAGTTCGTATAGAATTCTCCAAAGATATTAGAGGAGAATATAAATTTGTAGTTAAATCTTTAGTATTTGGTAATGAAGCAGAATTTATTGCCGGTAAATATGAAAACTGTACTACAGATGTATTAACTATACAAAGAGCAACAACATTAGCTAAAATTGTTGAAAAAATTAATAAAAGAAGTTATGCTATTAATGCTGTTCTCACAGATGAAGGAGCATTATTTGATAAATTATCAGATAAAACAAATATTAAACCATTAGGTCCATCTGAAACTATAGCTCTTAATCAAATTACTGAAGCTACAGTAAGTGTAAACTTAATTAATAGTCTTAGCAATACCAAAGGTATAATACAAGGTAGTAATGGTTTATGGGATAGTACTACTCAAAGAATACCAAACATTGCAGATGATATTGAAGATAAAGCATATGCAGGTAGAAAAGCACACGAAACCGCATTACATCAATTAGAAGATGAAAGATTAGCAGGTGTATTCTGTGTATATCCAGACTGGGATATTCAAAACAAATATGCTGAACACTCTGAAAAAATGAGCGCAGATGATGTATGTAAATGGAGATATGCATGTATCGGAGCTAATGAAGATGATAGATTAGCTGATACTGGTGATTTAGAAGATAGAGCAAGACTTTTTGATAATCAATATGTTATATACATAGGACAAGGAATGATTGATTACGATGGTAATGAAATATTACCTTATAAAGTAACTATGTATTGGGCAGGACTTAGAAGTAAACTTAGTTATGGTAACTCTATGTATGGTGGAGAAGATAGTAAAATATTATATTCTTGGTCTACTATTGAAGGTAAAAAAGAACCTATCGCTGGCGTAATGCCGTTATTATCTACTGAGGATGAAGTTAGATTTGAACCAGAAGTATATGTTAAACTTAATGAAGCTGGTGTAGTAACAGTTAAAAAAGAATATGATACAGTTACGTTTAGAGAAGGAGTAACTACATCACAATCAACTGATTACACATCTGAAGAATCTGTAGTTAATATTGTAAAATATGCACTTAATACAACATATGATATATGTTATGGATACCAAGGTAAAAACATTAATGTTAATTTAAAAACTTCTTTAGAAGAAGCTATTAAATCTGCTTTATCTGATATGAAAACATATGATAATACATTACAAGATGTTGATACCGATAATCTTAAGGCATATGATGTTGAAGTTATTATAACACCTCGTTCTGAACAAAGAGTTGGAAGAATACATGTTAATCTTAAGATTACTCCAGTATATGCTCTTAGACAAGTTGAAGCTAGTGTTATAGTACAATAAGGAGGAATTTAAATGGCAGACCCAGTATATTTTGAAACAGGTTATATTGTAATTAATGGAAATAAATTTGAAGTACAAGAAATTACAGTTAACGCAACCAGAGACGCCAATCCGTATTATGTTGCTGGACAAAAAAATCCATTGACAATTCGAAGTGGGCGTAAGAAAATTGAATTTACATTTAAAAGAGCATTTTCTGATGCCGTATTAGCTAGAATGTACGAATATGATTGTGAATTCATTATGGTATTATGGAACGCTGACCCAGATACTGACCAACCAATTATGACATTAAATGGTTGTAAACTCTCACAAGATAACGTTGGACCAATCAATGGTCAAGATGTTGTTATGGAAGATATTCAAGGACAAGCAATTAGCCGTTCCGTAGATTTCGGTGATATTGCAACAGCTGTATCTTCTAGATGTTCATTTTCTGGAAACAGCAAAAACTTTAATATGTAGGTTTCATTTGAAACCTATATTTTTTTAAAAAATTTTGGCTATTTAAATACTACATAAAATAATAATACAATATCGAGGTTTAAAAATGGTAGATAAAATATTTAATAACTCTAATTTAGAAGAGAAAGAAGAAGAAGAAAAAAAAGATGTCGGTTTATTTGATGACATTGCAACAGAAGACCAAAAAATCGACCCTAACGCATCTGCAGATGAAATATTAAAAAGTATGCAGGAACAGATTGATAGTAAAAATACACAAAGAAAACAAAAAAAACTTGATGAATATAACGCAAAAGCAGCAACTAAGTCTTTATTATTTTCTAGAGTAGGAAAAACTATTGATTTGCCAATTGTAGTTAGCGATGACGATGTTCTTATTTTTAAAATTAAAAGATTATCTGAATCTGATAACTCTGATATTTTAGATAGAAGTTTAGCCGTAAAAGATTTAGAAGAAATGACGGCTGAAGAATTAGAAGAATCTAATGATTATAATTATAGATTATTAGAAAGATGTGTAGTTGAACCAAAAATGACTGCAACAGATTGGAAAAAAGCAGACACGGCATTAGTTCAAAAATTAATTAGAGAAGTTAGTAAAGTTTTAGGAAACGTTGATGATTCCGCATTATTTGATGATTTTAGAAAAAAGTAAAAAATGATGGCGACTTTCAGACAGAATATCTTATATGTCGAGCTTTAGGAAAAACACCCGGGGAATTAGCAGTATTATCTGAAAAGGGACTTTTTACTCCGGAACAAAAATTATTTATAGCAGCAGGTTTAGAATGGGAATTCGATATAACTAAAGACCGTGGACCGTTATTATTCTTTTAACCATATAGCCAAGTAGTTAATAGCTACTTGGCTTTTTTTTTAAAAAAATTTTGTTGCTTATATACAACAAAAAAGAAATATTTATCTAATTTTTATAGAGGTTATATAAATGGCACGCGCAATGTCCACAAATGAACAAGTAATAAATTTCGCTTTTAGAAGCACAAACCAAATGAGCGCAACGTTACTCGCTGTACAATCAGGGTTAAACTCATTAACAGCTGTAGCTGGGTCAGTTGGTAGAGGGTTATCAGATGCAATGACTACAGCTCAATCTGCAGCATTAACATTGGGTACAGTTGCAGTTATGGGGATGCAAAAAGCTATAGGAGCTGCATCAGAATATCAAGCTAAAATGGCTCAAGTAAAAGCAATATCAGGTCAATCAGATGCAGAAGTAAATCAACTAGGGGCATCTGCTCAACAATTATCAGCAAAATATGGTATGTCATTAGATGATATTACCGATGGATTAATCACTTTAGGACGTGCTGGTATTAATAATGCGGCTGTACAAACTGGGGTTCTTGAAGAAGGATTCAAGATGGCAAAACTTGAGGGTATGGACTTAAATGAATCATTAGAAGATTTAATTACGACAACTAATTTATTAAATGGTAGTACAGTAGATATGAACTCATCTGAATATTCTACTCAAGTATCAGAAATGAATACAAAATTATTAACAGCATCACAAGTAGCGCCATTAGATGTTAAAAATATTATAGAGTCATTACAATACGCAGGGGGTTCAGCTGCTGTCTCACATATGGACCAAGATAACTTATTAGCAACAATATCAGCATTAGGAGCCCGTGGTACAAAAGGAGCATTAGCTGGTACTGCATTACGTAATTTTATGACTCGTAGTATTACATCTACTGGTGAAAATGCTTTAGAATCAATTGGTTTAAGCGGAGATTCATTATGGAAATTTGGTGGAAACACTATGCGTTCTTTTTCAGATATGAAGAGAATGCTTGATGATACCATGAAAGACCGCGGAATGACAACACAAGACCAATTATCATTCTGGTCTAAATTCGCAGGGCCTAAAATGGCAAATCAATTAATGAAGATTGACCCAGACCAAGTAGATGAATATGAAGCAAAAATTGAAGATGGTATTAATACTCAAGATGAAATGAATACTATCTTAAATTCGACAAAAGAATTATGGAACGAAATTACTTCAAGTATTGGAAATTTCTTTGTTAATGTAGGTTCGAAGTTTTTAATTATTATTAACCCATTATTACAAGTTGTTAAAATTCTAACAAGTGTATTTAGTAGCGATGGTATATTAGGCGGAATTATGTCACAACTATTTGGTTGGTTAGGAGCTGGAGGATTAGTTACTGCTATCGTTGCAGCTGGAGCTGCACTATTTAATACTGTTGGACCAAGTGTAGCATCTATATTTCATAAAGCTGAAGGAATACGTGGAATAGGTAAAGACATTGAGGAAGAAGTTGGTAGAACAGCAGCAACCATTAATGCAATTAAAAATCCTGATTTATTACATAAAAAAGCTCGTGAATTAAATGAAACCGAAATTGATACAATTCGATACCATACAGCTCAAAAAGGATTAGACTCTAGATATTCTGAACCATATCGAAGACGAATTTTTAATGCTATGCCTACATATGATACAAGCATTATGATAAATGCTTTCAATATGGCGGATTTAAATAAACCCGAAACTTTATTAAATGAAAAATCTATGAAAGAGATTACCAGAGATGAAGATTTTTCATATGCAAAATATGGTGGGCGTGAACATTTTACAGATTTAGTTGGTAAATTTACAGAAGAACATATAGTGCCAAAAGCTCCAACAGAGGAAGAAGCTGCAAGATATAACAAACAAAGTGCTGAAGAAAAAAGAAAACAATCTGCTAAAGATGGTCAAGAACCAAGTAGTACTAATGCCTCTGAAAATAGAGCCAAAGTACATACTGATTTTAAACAAACACATAATGAAATTCAAAAAGTCGAAGCTAGTATTAAAGAAAATACAGCCGCAATTAGAGAAACATCTAATCCAAGTTCTCAAGTTGAAAAATCATTAAATAATAAAATTAATGACTCAACACCAAAAACAACAAAACAAACAAATACTCTTAGTGAATCGGATAGTAGATTTCTAGATAGTATTAATTTTCCTAAAAATCATCGTGAAGGTTCAAATACTCGTGAAGTTATAGGGAATGCTTTAAATATAGCATATGGAGATATTAAAGCAGATACCGGAGAAACAATGAAAAGTATGTTCTTTTCTAGAGCTCCCAAAGAAGCTACTAATCAAGACCTATATAAACATTTAACAGAAATTGATACTATACAAAGTGGGTTTTTACATAGCCTTAATGCTGAAGGTTGGGATAAAACAGATAAAATGGTATCTAATGGTAAAGCTGACTTACCTACGGAACTTCGTAAAACAGATAATTATATAAGAGAAAAAGATTTTTATAAACAAAATCTTAATAAAGAAGATAAATTTTTACCGCAAAACTTACAAGACCAAAAAGCTCAAATATTCGCAGATGCAAAATTTGGTATTTTAGATAACAATCTTAAAGAAACTTTTAAAAAAGAATTAACTCAATATGTATCCAATAAACCATTAGAAGATTTACATAATCAATTGAGCACAATGCCACGTAGTAATATATCAATAGAAGACCAAAAATCTTTACTAAAAAATCAACGCGACATAAAACAATCTAAGAAACAAATTTTCCAAGATAATCTTGAATTAAATCGATTACAAAATAAACCACAACGCTCTATAAACCAAAATGCATATAATACAGCTGTAACACAAAAAACTAACTTAGAAAATAATATTGCAGCATTAAAACAGCAAGACCAAGAACGATTTGATAACTATAACAAACAAGAAAAACACGCATTAGAAGTTAAACAAGTATTTGAACAAAATATTGATGAATATGATAAATATCAAAAAGCTGTTGCTACTAATCAAAATGCTCAAAAAATTCTTAACAATAAACCAAAATCTCAAAAAACATTAGATGGATTTAAAGAAAAACAAAGTAGTCTTGATTCTTTTGAATCTATAGATTACGACCAAGTACAACGGGATTTTGATGAATCTCAAAAAGTCATAGATGAATTTAATAATACTCTTCGTAATGAAGATGATATTAATAATGCAAAAAAACAATTAACCAATAAAAAACGTCAAATTACAAGACTTACAAATAAACAAAAAAATAATAAACAAAACTTTACCAAAAACGATGGTATTAAGTTACAAAAATATATTCAAGAAAAAGAAAAAATTGAATCACAGCTTTCTTCATATAGTAAATCATATTCCGAGCAAGAATATAATGAAGCAAATGATTTTTTATCTACTACGACAAAACCACACAAATTTCAAAGTAGCGATAAAATCAAAAAATTAAATCAATATGAGACAAATTTTGATGAAATTATTAATACATTTGAAGCCGAAGAAAAAGCGGAACAAAATTATAACAAAAATCTTAAAAAACGTCAAAAATTAGAAAAAAACATTACAGAACAAACTTCTAAAATGACAAAACTAGAAGAAGAAAATCAAGCTATAAAATCATCATATGTTAATGGTTTAGTTGAAACAAATATGAAACCTATTTATAAGCTAAAAAATGAAAATATTCCTAATAATGAAACAACTAGGGCTGTGCGTGCAGCTAGTACAATTTTAAGTCAACAACCTAATATTACTGATATAGAATCACAAATACAATCCGCTATTGCTCATAACCTCAGTCTAGGACAAAATAATATAAAAAATATTATTAATCCAAATATGCAAAAAAACGCATTAATTGATGATAGTATGAGAGATTTATATAATTATGCGAATGAAGAAAAAGAGCGATTAATGGACCAACAAGTTGCAAAAAGATATAGTACCATGAGTGAAGATGATGTTGTTAATGAAGCAAAACAACGTAAACAAAATCAATCATGGCAACAACAATCTATCGGTTATCAAAAACATATGGCAAATCTCGAACAACAAACAGCCGATAAATATAAAAACATGACAAGAGTTGACCGTATTGCCGATATTCGAGAAAGAAAACAAACAAAACCAGCCGCTCAACAATATAGAGATTATCAAAAACGTATTGGTATACAAGAAATGCTTTATGGTAACAAGTTTACATTAAATAATGAAGCTGATATAAAAGAAATTAAATCCATGCTTAAAAAAATTAGCCAAGATTATAGTAATGATAGAAAACGCACAGCTCAAAATATTAAAAATGATGCATTTGGTAAAACTAAAAGAGATTTAAAAACTGCATTTTCTGATTTTGCTAGACCATTAACTGATAATATGAAAAAATATCAACATTCCCAATTTACTAATATGGAAGGTACAAAAGGAAAAATTGCACGAGCAATCGATAAAGCAATTTCATTTATTCCCGGATATGCGCAAACAGCTATGGGCGGTGGTAGACAAATTAAAGAAAAACTTGGAGCACGATTCCAACAAAAAAAAGAACAAATAAGAGGCGCAGCTACAAATACTGGACAAAATTTAGCAATGTTAACAAGCACAGTAGCGCCACAATTTTCAGCCGCATTAATGACTGGTTCGATATTATTAGATACAGTTACATCATTAGAAATATTATTAAATGCTGCCAGAACTGGTGAAATCGCATTATTAGGAATATTGAATATTGAATTAATGGCTGTACTTGCGCCAATAATTGCAATAATAGCTATATTAGTAGGTACTAATAAATTAAACGAAAAAGCTCGTAAAGATGCTCAAGCAAGATTTAAATCTAGCGGTGATGATTATGATAAGCACCGTAAAAAATATGAATTCTATAGTCAGCAAATTAATAAAAACAGAGATAAATATATTGATAAACTTAATTTAGAAAGATTAGCAACGCAAAATGCTGGTACTAAATATAGAGCAGCGGCTAATGATGAAATGAATGCCCGTATGGCCGGAGATTGGGGTGACCATGGATTCTTTAATACCCTCGGTCGAGTATTACATTTAACAGATGATAAAGAAATTAAATCACGTTCAAAAGATACTACAGCGGGTATTAGCAATATAGTTACTCAAGCAGATAGTGATAGATTAACTACAGGTCTTGGTGGTATAGGAGTTATAGTGGGTTTGGTAAAAAATGCAGAATCTAGTGTTTTAGGTAGTACGCAAAAATTTGGATTACAAGATAATATACGCTCATACTACTATGGTCATCAAAAACAATTTGAAGAAATGAACCAATATAAATCAGAATTATCTACTTTATATAATTTACAAAATTCTTTAATATCTACTGGATTAACCCAAAAACAAGCTCAAAATAGTAAAAAATTTAAAGAGTCATTAAATGAGATGAGTCAAAAGACTGGCTTAACTTCTAAACAAATAAAATCATATTTAAGTTGGATGAAGCACGAACAATACTTCAAACAATACGAACAACAAATGAATGTTCGTAAAACCAGTATAATCGACCAAATGAATTTACAAACAAGTGCCGCATTTGCAAATGAAGATGTTAAAGATATGAAAAACCTTAAAGGTGCATCTGATATACAAAAACAAATGCTACAATTACAAGCATTACAGTATGGTGAAGATATAGCTAAACAAGCTCGTATAAATATTATTAAACTTCATGCTTTAAATATATTTTTAGAAGTTAGAAAAATTCTTTCATGGTTAATGCACGGTAATGATGATAAAGGACGTGCATCTATCAACAAACAACAAGCTAGAGCAAATACTGCTATTAAAGGTATGGAAGGAAAAACCAATACTGCTAAAAACGCTAAAGATTTATTAAAACATGTAAAAGTGACTGGTAAAAGAGAAGATTTAGCAAGTGGTAAACAAATAGATTCGGTTAATCAATCTACTCAAAACGCTAATGCCCCAAAATGGAGCGCTGTTGGTACAAGTGCAGGAACTAATTCAGGAACTAGTATTCAAAGTACTGGAGACACAAATAAACCACAAACAACACAAACGAATTTACAAACCGCAACAACTACAACGCAAACAGAAAATCAAAAAAATCTTAAATCTATAGCTACAACTGGGAAAAAACTTGAAGAAAAAAATAGAGTAAAACTTAATCCTAAAGAAACAAGTAAAAAAATTAAATCTCCAAATGTAGGAAAAACAGTTAATGAAGTAGGTAAAGGTATTGGTAATTTCTTAACTAACTATCACCCATTAGCATTATCAGCTAAAGCAATAAGTGGTGGTTTTAAAAGCTCATTAGATAGTGGTAGTAAAGTTGGTGGATTTTTAGCTAAAAATAATCCAGCAATATTATCTGCTAAAGCTATTGGGTCTTTATTTAAAAACAAACACGAGAAAGACAAAACTAAGGATAGTAAAATTAATAAAACCAAAGAACAAAAACCAAAAAAACCTAAAGAACCTAAGAATTCTTTTGAAGCATTAAAGCAAATCTTAGGATTAAACAGAATGCAATCTCATAATGTAATATTAATGAAAACATATTTATTAGATATATCATTAACATTACAATTAATTCTTGATTTCTTTAATCCATTAGGTGTAGGTGGAAATAAAAAACAAAAACAAATTGCTGGAATAAGAAATAAAGAAAAAGCACTTGAAAGACATGGTGGAGCTGAAAATATTACTGGAGAGCCACCAATTGGAGCACCAATAGGTATATCAAGAGGTGGTCCTATAGCAGGAGTTAGATATTCAAAAAGCACTATCGCAACTGGTGGTAGAAGAAATACTACAGTAGCAACTGGTCATACTAATAAAGACTTTAATCCTAAAGCTATTAAAGCAAGAGATATGAAAGGGTCATTAGATAAAAGACCACATGATGGCAAAAAATTTGTCATTACTGGAGACTGGTATATTAATACAACCGGAGACCCAGATGATATGAAATCACAAATGATGCAAATATTTGAAGATATAAGTGAAAGAATTAATCCAAAGGTTGTCTCACAAACTTCCGGAACACCGCCAGTTGCGGCTTCAAGTACAACTGCTACAGATGCAAATAGTACCACAAGCGGAGTTAATGGTATTCAAGATGGTGTAACTGCGGCTACTGGAGACGAAAAAGCTTCACGCTCTAATTACGCTAAAGTATTAAGTAATGATGGAACTAATGTTGTATTAGGAACACATGATGGTAAAAAAATTGTTAGACAAATATCTCAATATTCATTCTTGAAAAACGCTAAAAAAGATAATGAATATAGTTATTCAAAATTAAATGTCAAATAGAGGTTAAAAAATGGGAGAAGAAGGAAGTTACGACGAAAGTGCGTCAGAATCTGGCGTTACTGGAACCGATGGAGAAGCAACAGATACTGGTGCATCTAGTGCAGATACTGGTTCTACTGGTACAGATACTGGGTCTACTGGTACTGGAAGTAGTTCAAGTGATTCAGATAGTACTAAACAAGCTTTTAAAGCGCTTGGGGTTAAATCAACAGAAAATTTTTCTATGCCGGAAAAATATTCAAGCTTATGGAATGCGTGGTCAGGTCAACACGGTATTTTAAAAATTAAACCAGAAATGAAATTTGCATATAATACGAAAAAATCTACGAATTCAGCTGGTAAAACTGATGATACTACTTTCCAAACAAGCGTTACATATTTAAATAATGATACAAGTACTCAGCCAGTTACTCAAGCATTTCCTATAGAGAATGTAAGAGTAACTCCGCATATGACTTCTTTTGCATTTTTTGATACATCAGAGGGAACAGTAGGAATTGAAAAAGCAAATTATCAACATATGATAGTAGAATTTGATGTAACATTTAATACATTATTACTTTATTATTATAACTACGCAAATTATGCAAAAGAATATTCTGGTTCGTCTCAATGGATGGGGCTATCAGATTTATATACCAGAAGAAGTGTTGATTTAGTAAACAACTCCGAGTTAGAAGAAAGCGACCAATTCATTCGTATCAGACAACGATTTATGCAAGAATACTCAGGTTGGGCTTGTACATTTACAAGTAATGTATTTGGAGTATTCCAAGGAGTAGTAACTGATTTAAATTATAAATTAGATTCTGGTGAAACAGATGCAGTTTATAGTATAAAAATTGAAGAAGTTATTATACCAGATGACGCAGATACATCATTAACGGCAAGTTCAAAAACAAGCGGAACAGAAGCTGATGATAAAATTGAAGCACAACAAGAAAAACAATTTATTAATAATGCGGCCGAAGGTATTGATACTGGTTCAGGAACAAAAAATACAACAACTAAAACAAATAATACACAATGGTAGGTTAAATAATGCCAGAAACAACAAGTACAGATAGTAATAAAAAAACTAAGAAAGAGGTAAAGGAATCAACAATATCATTTGACCCTTTAACATATAAGGATAAAAGTGAAAAAAAAGGTTCTTCTATATTATGTGAGCAAATCTTAGTTAAAACAACATCTGATGGGAAAATACATAAATATTTTAGCGATTTCGAAATGAATTATGATGTTGATTTTGCAGTTGCACCCGGCACATTAACTTGTGGAAAAACAGATGATGAAATGATTAAGTATTGGACTAATAATGATGATTATGTAACTGTCTATTCTGGCTATGTAGATGAAAATAATGATGATAAATTAATTGAAGTATTTTATGGTAAAGTTTCGATGGTTAAACAAGTGGGTTATAAATTAGAAATACAGATAGATAATATCGGCCGCCGATTTAAACAAAAAATTCCTGATGAATTTCGTACAGCATTTATTTATAATCAAAACGTTAGAGATGCTTTTCAAGCAATATGTGAATTCATTGGTGTTCATTTTGTGTGTCCACCACATTTAGAAGATGACGCAACTGCATCAACTGGTACAGATACAACTACTGGAGACAATACAGCAACTACTAACATTAATACAGAAAATGGTATAGCTGGAAGCGCAACTACAAATAGTAAAACTACTAATAGTAATACTAAAACAACAAATAGTAATACTAATAGTAATCTCAAAGGTTCTGGTAATACTGCAAGTACTGATTCAAATAGCGATGAAGCAACAGATGAAAACACAGAAGCAACCGAGGGAAGCGAAGACCAAATAACTGAACAAGTAGGTTATAAAAATATTACTTTTGATGCAAGTGGAGCAATATGTAAATCAGGAACTAAGATAGAAGAAAATCCTGATACAATTAAACAAACAACTGTATTAACAGATTTACCATTTAATTTATATGCTAAAGAATACGAGGAATATTTAAAAGCTAAAAAAGAAGCTGAAGAATCAGGTACAGACAGTAGCACAGATACTACTGGAACTAATAGTAAAATAAGTACAAGTAATACAAAAACTAAATCAAAAACAAGTAGTGATTTTTTTGCAGGATTTACTGGAACATTAAAAACTACATTAACTGGTAGCGGAAATACGGCTGGTAATTCAACAAATAAAACTACATCTATAAATACACCAGCATCTAATCAATTAGCAAGTTCTACAAAATCTGCAAGTGATGCAAATTCGAAAACATCATCAACAAATTCAGATTCTACAAATTCAGCAGAACAAAAAGCTGAAGAAGTAACACAAAATGCAAAAGAACCTGAATATCCAAGTGTTGAAGATATTCATGAAGATTTATTAAAATATTTAAAAGGAGAAAATTTTGATGAATTACATGATGAAATTATGGATTATGATGCTATCACAATAACACCAAAATCTAGTGGTGATACAGCTTCTACCACTACACCAACTACAGCAACCGGAACCGCAGCTACAGCTGGAGCTACTGGAATAACTGGAACTACTGGTACTACATCAAATAATAGTAATAAATCATCAAGTAAAAAATCATCATCAAACAAATCAATAAGTAATAAAAATTATGCGTCAACAGTGTTATCAAACTTAACTGGATTTAGGCTTATCAAATAAAAACGAGTGTGTAATATATGCCAACAACTAATACAAATAGTAGTACAAATACAAATACTAATGGAACAACTGGAACAACGGGTACAACTGGAACAACGGGTACAACTGGCACGACAGCTGGTGGAAATGTATCTGTTAATAGTGATAATATATCTGGAAAATCTGAAGATGGAACTAGGATAGATAATGTATGTTCAGCTTTAACCCAAGCAGGTTATACAGCATCTAATGGAGGAATTGACCCAGATGCTCATTCAACTAATGCTAAAACACAAAAAGACACATATATTGTATGTATCGTAGGTGGAGCATGCGCCGGAACTTTTCAAGATATGGCGAGTTCTTGGTATCAAGATGCCTTATCATCTAATAACAATAAATCAGGTATTGCATTTATTACCTGCTACTCAGGAGAATATAAAGATGGACTTAAAAACGTTACTCATTTAGAACGTGCACATGATGATGATTTTTCAAGTAGTGATTTTCAGGGTATAGATAACCCAGTACAGTTTTTACAATCAGCTGGATTAGGATATTGTGAATCAACTACAGAAGAAGGTTTTCCTCCGGCTGTTGTAGCAATGGTATCTGGAACTACTGCCGCAGGTACATCAAGTGGCGGTGGGGGCGGTATGGCATATAAAGATAATACCTTTGATGACTGTATCAGAAGAATATGTGCATCAACTGATTCAGTATTTATTGTAGAATGTAATGCTGCGTTTTTATTCCCATATACTGATTGGATGAACTTGCTTAATCAAAACAAAGGATTCAAACATATATATAAGAAAGATTTAGACCCAGAAACGTTTCAATTTAATTATGCAAATGATGGATTTTATAATTCAGTAAGTGTTAATTATTCAGGTGGAACAGTAACTGAACGATATGAAGATTTAGTAGCAATATATGGTGAAATAAATAAAGAATATGACGATGAAGAAGTTGATGAAGCAACAGCTCGTTATAAAGCAAATTCATATCTCGCCCAATATGTTCGTATGTATAACAACAAAACACGTGTTCGAACATTACAAAGATTTAGATATTTAGGTGGTAATTTTTATATTGTAGAAAATCCACTTACAAAAACAAATGAGTTTTATTTCTTAAAAGGATACAGTATTAGAACACAAAAACATCAACCAATGTATGTAGATTTAGATTTAGGATTTGGTCCAGAATCTCCTGATGAAATTGAAGAACCAAATAGTCCAACTGGTTCAGCAAGTAGTGGTACTAGTTCAGGCGGAACTAAGGATAGTATTTGTCAAGATTGCGCACAAAAAATTAGATACTCACATGATTATAGTTGTGATTGGTCTGACGCTGAATGTACATATAATGAGGGTAAAACCGATTGTTATGGAATGAGTAATTTATTATATACTAAATTAACTGCCGCTGGAATTCAAGCTCGTATTTTACAATATGCCTCAAGTGCCGCACCAAGTGGTACACATAGAAGTGTACAAACAATGGAAAACGGAGTTTGGACAGATATTGATTATCGTGGATATGGATTCGATACTAATTTCGTAAATATGCAAACAAAATCTGGCTGTTTTGTATTTGCTGGAGGAGATGGGTCAGGTTGTTAAATCAAATTGGTATGCTAAAAGAAAAAGTAATCGTTAAAACACTTGATGATAACCAAACATATACATATTTCGATGCTATGGAATTAGATATTGATAATGATGAACCAGTTGGTACTATGATTCTAAAAACTCCATATAACGAAGATAACCTTAAATATTGGAGCACAACCGAATCACCGGTTGTTGTTAACTTAAGTCTCGATGAGGCAGACCATAATTCATTTATTGGTCGAGTTGAGAAAGTCTCACTTAAGGGATATTCGATGTTTATATATCTTCAAAACGCTGGTTGGAAATTTAAAAATAAAGTTCCTAAAGAATTTAGAAGTGGATTAGTAGCAGGACAACATGTAACTGATACATTTCAAGCGATATGCGAAGGTTGGGGCTTACAATTTTGTTATTCAATAAAAGCATTATATGACTATACATTTGCTGGTGATGGATATTCTATTCAAAGTGGTAGTAGTACGATTACAGAAGCACCTGATGAATTTAAATTATTGCAAAATCAAGAAGCTATTGAACAAGTCGCTAATCAAACAACTGGAGCTAATGGAGAAATAGATACACAAACACAAAACGAAGATATAAATTCTTCAGCAGCCGATAACACAAATACTAATGCAAATAATAGTAATAGTAATAATACTAATAGTAATACTAATACGACCAATAGTTCTACATTAACCAATAATGTAAACGGAACTAATGTAGATGGTACAAATACTGCAAATACCGATACACAACAACAAACAGAAGAAAGTAGTGAAGAGGAAATCAAAAAACTTCAAGATAAATACAAAGAAGAATTTGAAAAAAAAATACGAAACCTTATTAAAGGTGACCAAATATATGAAGATTCTGATGTTGTAACCGCTGTATTTGATTATGACGCTATTACAATAGAGCCAAAGGTAACATCAACCAATACCACAAGCTCTACGCCAACAACTGATACATCATCTACCGGAACAACTGGAGCTACCGGAACATCAAATACTGCCAACAGTAGCACTAATACAACTAATACAAATAGCAATAATACCAATACTGGAAACACTAGTAGTTCTGGTAATACCGCAACTACCGGAGCAGTTGGTAGCTCAACTGGTGGAAATGGAACTAACTATCCCGGTAGCGGTGGACAATGTCCAACAACCGAAACTATTACATTTACTGGCTCTCGTTCATGTTGTTGTAGTAGTAGTTGTAAGTGTACTGGAACTGTTACTCAATCATTTTATAATTATTGTCCGCAATGTACTGCTGTTGGTAAATTAGAAGATAATCCTAAAGGTGTTGCGGAAGGAGAAATTACTTGTGGTGCTTGTGATGCAGATTACTGTATATGTTGTGGTGGTTGTAAGGCTAGTGCAACAAGTTGTTCAGATGGCAGTATTGCACTTATTCCATCAGGTACCGCAGGAAGCGGAACTCAAACAACCGGAGGAGCTGGTTCTACATATATTAAAATACCGGATAAAACATTTTGGGGATTAATTAAACAAATATGTGGAGCAACAGATTCTGTATTTGTTATAGCTAATAATTGCGCATATTTATTACAATATAAAGATTTCTATAACTATGCAGATAAATTTAGCGATGATATCAATATAATTGATAAACGATATATCTCCAAAGATAATATAAAAGAAAGTTGGGCAAATACGGGTTTTTATAACACTGTTATAATTGATGAAGATATTAAAGTACAATATGATGATTTAGTAAATCTTTATGGTGAACAAGCATATCATTATTCAATGGCTGATATATTAGGTAGTGGAGAAGAGGCTGATGGCTCAAGTACTGAAGATGAAACACTTACATCTAAAACGCAAACTACTAATACCCAAACTACAAATACGCAAACAACAGATAGTACGACTAATACCGAAGAAGATACTGAAGATAAAAAAGACAAAACCGATGAAGAAATGACAGTACGGTCTCGTGCTATTGCATTATTGGCACAACATGTAAGAGATTATGGTATGGGTTTAAAATTTAGTACTTTATATCATGCAGGAATTACAGCAGGTTCATTTATTAAAGTAGATAATCCTATAAGTATTAGTAGAAGCGAAGATGATGATACTACAAAAACAACCGTAACATCATCAGCTAGTAGTACAGATAAATCTACAAATGATAGTAAAAAAACTGATGAAAGTAAGATTAAAACAAATGAAAATTTAGAGCAATATTTTGTACAAGGATATACAATTAAATGGAATAATAAACATACTTTGCAAATGGATGTTGAACTTAAATATGGTCCAGATACACCAGAAGACCCAGTAAATGCTACTATTACATTTTCAGGTGGAAGCTCGGGTGGTTCTGGTAGTGAGGGTAATACTTGTAATTTAACCGATTATGGTCCATGTACAAATGGGCATACTCATGCAACTACAAGTCATGATTTATCATGTAATGATTGGGCCGTTCAGCCAGATGGAAGTTTAGGTAACCCAACAGCAGATGATTGGTGTCAAATAGGAGTTGCTGGAACTAATTATGCACAAGCAACCGCTAATATGAGTGCGGCTGAAATATATATGCACATTACAAGTACGCACCCATATGATTGTTATGGAGATAATAAATATTCAGATTGTACAACAGCATATTCAGCACAATGTTTAAATTGTGGAGATATGGCGAGATTATTAAAATGTTGTTTAGATGTAGCAAATATTCCTTGTTATATTATTCATTTAAATAATCATTTTATGTGTGGAGTATGTATTGATGGAACATGGAAAACCATGGACGGAACAAGAAAAAATAGACATAAAGGTTCTAATGATACAAATAATTGTAATTTTGAAGCAGGAGAACCAACCCAACCAAGTGGGTGTAGTTATTGTTAGAGGTAATATAGATGAGTAAACCGTTTTTTAGACCAACAGATGCAAGTTTTAAGAAAAGTATGGGAGTTATTTCAGGTAGTAAAAGCGCCGGTTCTAAGATTCAAGATTTAGAAGATGACGAAGAAATTATTACAGAAGTAGATGGATACGTAGAAAGAATTAATATGTCTCAAATTCAAGGAAATGGTTGGATTTGCAGAGGCAAAACTGATAAGAAAAAATATAATTGCTCTATATCTTCGGAGCTTTATACAGTTCCTGAAGGTATTGAGAAAAAAGGATATCTATATCCTAAATCAGAAATGGCCGTAGTTATATCAGTTAACCCAGTAAAGCGTAAATATGTAATTACAGAAATAAGTGGTGGATTTTCGAGCATATCAAACTGGACAAAATCAGATACTATCACTATGGCGAATAAAGATTCTGCTGTTCAAGTAAGTAGTGATTCATCTAAAATAGCAACCAAGACAGATGATGGAGAAAATGGAGTTGAGGTTACTAAAGATGGAGTTAATATCTATGGAGAAGTAATGGTTAATGGGGAAGATATCAAAGATATTCTTAATACGACTATTCAAAGTTATTTAGAAGATGAAAATACTCCAACAATATATAACAAATGTAATAATGGAATTATGATTGAAAAAGTATCTAATATTGCAAATATGACCTTAAGCGATACACAAGCCTATTTGACAAAAGCTGGTAAAATATTATGTCATATATATAATGAAAGCTTATGGCCATCAACATCAAAATCATTTATTGCGTTAACAGATAAAGCAATCAACTTAGACGCAATTAAAATTACAAGTACTGGAGATATTATAGCATATACGGCTGGAGATGATGGAGATAGAATTATCAATACCAGTATTACTTGGATAACTGATTTAGCTGATAAGAAAAATGTAGTTGAATTTACCGGAACGCCATCATGTACTTGTTCGTGTAAAACAGATTATGAAGAACCATTTAGTACAGAAGCGATTGATTATTGTACAATGTGTAAGACTTTTGGACATATGGTTCAAGATGGTAATGTATTAAAATGCGAAGCTTGTGAGTCAAAATTCTGTGGAGTATGTGGTCGTTATTTAAAAGAAGTATGTGGTAATACAACAAGACAATTAAAAAGTTTAACTCATACAATTACATCAAATGGAGATAAAACTTGTGAATGCTGTAATGGAGAAACTGTGAAAAAGACATATGTAAATTATTGTCCAAAATGTAAAGAATGGGACGTATTAAAAACAAATATAAAAAACAAAAAACAAGAAATTAAATGTAGTAAATGCTCAACAACGTTTTGTGGATTCTGTGGGTCAGTAAATACGAATGCTGATACATGTAAAGATAAAAATACAAGATTATTATTTATTACAAAAACATCATGAGGGATAAGAAATGGCAATTACATCAACAACAACCGCCGCAGAAATTGACAATCAATTATGGGCGTTATATATACAATATGGATTAGTAAATAGACAATTTACAAAAGGAAGATTAGGATTATTAACTTCAGCAATAGCAACTGAAATAGGAAATATTATAGGAATATTAAATGGATATGCGAATCAATTTACGCTACAAACTTGTACAGACCCAGCATTAATTGATTCAATGATTAAACCATTTGTTAGAAAAGCATCTGCAAAGTCTGCAAGAGTAGTATTAACTTTCACAAGATACTCTGGATATAATGAATCTATTAGAATACCATCTGGTTTTGCAGTATCATCATCTGGTAATAGTCAAATAGTTTTTAAAACAGCCGGAGACTTATATATATGGAAAGGGCAACAATCAGCAAATGTTGTAGCATATGCAGTAACTCCGGGAAGTAAATATAATGTACCGGCTGAAACATTAGTTTACTTTAGTAGTTCTGTATGGAATTCCAGAATGTCTGTAACTAATTTAGGGCCAGCATTTGGTGGTATGGATGAAGAAAGTACTAATACGGCTAAACAAAGAGCTGGATTATTTAGATATGATAGAGATGGAACATTAGCTAATTTACGTTCTTTGTTGTACATGATTGGATTATCAAACCAACAATATTACTTAGAACAATATGGTAGAGGATATGGAACTGTATTAATTATATTAGATTGTGACTCTGATGATGAATTCGCTGATTTATGTAGACAAATTGATTATGCTAAAATTGCAGGAGTTAAGTATCATTATGTTCGTTCAGCAAGAACATATTTAAACTTCTATGTTCATTTAAAAACTGTCGGACAAACAGATTATACAGAAACCGAAAAACAAAATATGTATAATATTGTTCAAAATACAATACAGAATATTTTTGCATATTCATTAGCTGTTGGTTCTGATTTATCAGTTAATAAATTATTAACTCAAATAAATACACAATTAGCTTCAGCATATGACATTTATTCTGTAAATGTTAGTTTTGATGAGGGAGTAACTATTGGTAAAAATAATAAAATTGCTGTTGAAAAGGCTGAAAGAATATATACAAATAAAATAGTAACAGATATAACTTACGCAGGTAGTTAAAATGATTTGTAATAGAGATAGAATACAAGATGGTATTTCTGATGTCTATGAAGCAGGTTCAGAAATAGATTGTTATGGAAAATGTTGTGTTGATGATTTAACGAGTAAAGGAGATATTCAAGATTTACTTACCGACCTTCACCCAGAGGGTTGGGGGGAAATAACTGATTTTGATGCTTGTGATAATGATATCAGCTTAGTAGAAGATGAAGAAGCATTATGGCAAGCATTAATTGGAGAAATTAAAACACCATTAGGAGTATTACCATCTATTGGACAAAATACTTATGGTTGCCAAATTTGGGATTTAATGGGAGAAAAACTTGATGGAAACTTTGAACAAACATTTACATTTTATATTAAAAAAATGTGCCACCAATATCCTGAAATAATAAGTGTGCCTTTTGTTAAACTAAGATATGGAGACAAAGGTAGTTTAGCTCTTGAAATGACTGTAAATTCAATATATGGTGATTTTACAGGCAAAGAAAGACTAGCATGGTCAGGTAGTTTTTAAATACGCCAAAAAAATTAACCCTTTATATAATACAAAAATTATAAATTTCTATAATTATTAATGAGGTATTATATAATGGATTTTAACACTATAACTTTTCCAAATTGGTATCGTAATTTTCCCGAATGGTGGCAAGAAGACAAATTTCTTGATGCTATAGGATATTTTATCAGCGAATTAGGATACTATTACGCGTATTCACTACTTACAGCAAAACTTGAGCAACCAATCGAAGTATGGCTCGATGCTCAAGAAAAAGAGGATATATATCAGAAAACATATAATTTTAATTATATCCCCTTTGAATATATACTTCCGGCACCTCTCTATAAAACAAAAGGAAGTATAGAACTAATTTTTAATTGTGATAAAGCACTTGATAATGTCACTATAATGATTAATGATGTCAATGGTATATCATTACCTTTTTCTATAAAAAGTGGAACATTATTAATCGATATTGATAATCAAAGATATTATTATAATGATGAGGAAGTTGATGTTAATAAAATCGGCAAAGGTATTCAATATTTTGAAACATCACAACATTATACATTAAACACTAATGAAGCTAAAGAAATTGTTCCATTACATAATGAATGTGTAAGATTAAGCATTACATGTGATAATTATGCAGACCTTTATTGGAATGAATATCAAAGATTAGAATCAACTTTTAATACTATTTTTGGTGCTAAAAATCTTACAGAAGAAGTATTTAAAAAAGAATTGGATAATATACTTCATTCTGATAACAGAGATAAATTATCGGCTATTAATGTTATCAATATTGAAACAAATGTTACGATGAATAGACCAGTTTTTACTGTTGAACAAAATATTAAAATTGCTACATTGTCTGTTTTACCAATTCAAGAAGTTAAATTATATGTATTTTATGATACACCATTTAACAGTAACATTCAGGGTTGGAGATATGTCTGGCATAAACAATACCCTAATGATGCAAGGATTACTTATGATAGATTAACTAAACAATTTTATGCTAAAAAATTTTATTTCGTTGTTTCATTTTACGGATTAGATTTATCAATTCCATGTGGTTTCCCACAAGAAAGTGCTATTGAAGATATTACTAATCCATTTCATATGAATACAAATTTAGATAAATGGGGACAATTATATGGATTATCACGTAGAACATATAAAGAAGATATAGACGAATACGATTATTATAATACTTTACCACCATATTACCCATATATTGATGAACAAGATTATTGGTATGAAAGAAGATTAATTAATGAATACGTATGGAATATGGATAATATAGATAACGTATTCTTAAAAGATACAGAACTAACTAATATAATTAGTTTACAAGATATTGACCCATATATTGAAGATTTAGTGATTCATGCCGGAAGTAGACTTCCGAATAATGAAAAAACAGAAAATAAAATAACGGCGAAACCAGCTAATTTAATACAATATAGTACATCAGGAATATATAAACAAACACCTTTCGAGGATATTGAAAACTTATTAGATGATGATGATAGTAAACCAATGTCATTAATGTTAAATCAATACTATAATCAAAACATTAGTGATGAAACATTTAGAAGTTATTTAGTAAACATACTATTTGATTTATCAGAATTACCAGAAGATGTATTAATTACTGGTTTCGAATTCTTATTAGACGCCGAAGCTTCAAATAATTCAGATAATAAATATAACGATATACGAACAAATATATATACAAATAATAGAATTGGTTATGATTACTTTATACCTGATGAAAAATATGACCCAGATGTAAATTATCAACCATTAATGGGATTTTATAGACCAGATAGAAAAGCCACAAGCGATAAAGAAGATAGTGGATATTGTAATTATTGTATTTATGATGACACATATACAGAATATCGTGATTATTATAAAACATGGGTAAATTATTGTCCTCATTGTGATACATATGGTTCATTACAATCTGTAGAATGTAAACAAGATGATTTATTAACCCATGGTCACTTATATTGTAGTAAATGTAATTCAAGATATTGTGGATTTTGTGGAAACCTAGATGGACATATAAAAACAACAATAGATAAAAAAACAAACACATATATAAGAGTTACCGAGCCAGCAGATTATGGAATAGGTACATACAAACTTAAACAAGGAACGTATGTCTCACACATACAATCAATTAATGAATCCGATTCATTTGATAAAAAAAGAAAAACAATTACCTATGGGTATAACGAACAAAAATATGGATTTGAAGATACAATATCAAATGGTATTGAAAGCGTTGATTTAAGAGATTATTTAGTTGAAAATGGAATTCACTTCGGATTTGGAGTAACAAATACAGACCAACAACAAGACTGTATAATAAATATATATAATATTAAATTAAATGTTTACTATAAAAAGAAAACAAATAAATATACATTAACAACTAATTTATTACAAACAAATAATGATAATGCCACATTAGATGTTACAGTATCAAATACCGGAAGTATTAATTTAACAACTGATGTCAATGTTATAACAACACCATTGCTTACACTAAGCCCGAGTATACAAAAACCATATAAGTATACATTTAGTACAGACAATCTTAAACCAAATGACGCAATATCTAAAAGTATTACAGTAGCCCGAGGCACATCAACTATTCCAGATGGAAGTTATGATATATTTGTCAATTGTGGAGATAAAGAAAAACACGAATATCTTAAACTAGACTCTAGTGGACGAATAGAGACTCAATCATATATCAAATCAGCTTATAGTTATTTTAATAATGATAATGTTAAAGTAACAGATTTAAAAATTTATGTAACCGCCGAAGATAATATTGCAATTAATGATGGTGTAGTTAAAGTATATATCGATGATTACTTAGTTAAGCAGAATGGATTATATGAATTTAATGTTAAAGATAGTAAAGTAGAATTAACTAATATACCAATACCTGAAAATCTTGCAGGATTATATCAAATAAAAGTTAAATATTTAGGTACATCAAAATATGCAACAAGTAATTATGTAAATACAATATTAATCAGTAAAGAAGATACTGTTACAACAATTAGCGATATTTCGCCGGTCAAACAAGGCGCTGAATTTACATTAACAGCTAAGGTTCTTACAGAGAAAAACCAAAATGTTACCGAGGGGCAAATGTACTTCTATATTGTTCAAGATGGAAAAGAAGAAGAAATTGGACATACTAATGTAGATAGCACAACATCAATAGCTAAATTAATTACTTCGTTGCCATACGCAACTATTGGTGAATATAAAATTATCGCAAGATATAGAGGAACAGTCGCATTTGGAGCTTCACAAGATGAGACAACACTTAATATTGTTGGTGGAGATGTAAATTTATTTGCATTTGATTATGACGTAATTACTGGTGATATTGTACATATAGCTGCGAAATTATTAGATATGATAAATAGACCAGTTGTTTCTGGAACAGTTGATTTCTATCTTGATGATGTATTGATACCGGGCGGAAATGATGTACAAATTAATGAAAATGGAATTGCAAGCTTTATATATAACGTATCTGACTCATTAATCCCAGATGGAACTACTCCTCCTATTACATATACTTTAAAAGTAGTATATAAACCAGATATTGATAATACATATAACCCAATTACGCAAACAAGTACTTTTAGAGTTGATTTATTATATACTTCAGTTGTTACAAATGATATTAATGCAACACAAGGACAAACTCTTGGTTTTATTTGCCAAGTATTAACCAGCAATCAAGTACCGGCAAAACAAGGAACTGTTGATATTTATATTGATGATTTAGGAACAGAACCAATTGCAAGCGCCGAAGTAGATAAATATGGATATGCAAAAATATTATATAACACGCTTTCATTAACATATGAAGAATGGTTAGAATTATCCAAATACGCATTTAAACAAGATATTCAATATGCAACAGAAGAAGGCGCTGGTTTACCTGCTTTAATGGTTGATGATTTATATGCAATATATGATGCTTCATCTAATGAAGAATTAACAAGCTTAATGATGAATAAGCGTTCGTTCAGTATTGAAGATGGTAATTTATACGTTACATTACCAAGCGGAGATAACACTGAAGTATTTATTTTAGAAAATGGTAATTTATATATTAAGAAAGATAAGATAACAGAAAGCGAGTTATTAAATAATCAATATACTTATACTGCTAAATATCATTCAAAACTTAAATATAAATCTTCAGAAAAGACCGGTACAATTATTATGAATCCAAAGACCGATTACCTAATGTCATTACTTAAATATAATCAAGAATACGGTAATACGGTTGATATCGAAACAACTATCGAGGGTAATAACGAGGGAGTAGTTAAATTCTTTATTGATAATGATAAAATCGGCGAAACAGCAATTCAATCTAGAGAGATTAATACTGATAAAACTGACCCTACAAAATTTGAAACAGAATATTATGCAACCGTCAGTAATTATTTAATAAACAGACCCCCAAGTAGATATATTATTCGAGCCGAACATTGGATAAATGATGAAATTAATTGTATCGTTTATAATGTTTTAATTATAAGTAAAATTATTCCAACGCTACATTTAGATATTAATCGAGTATTTGCCGGAGTAGATAGTAATTTAAGCTCATGGATTACTTTTGATAATGGATTAAATATACTACAACCAACTGGAGAAGTATCAATATCATTAGACGGCGAAGAACACTTTTATCATGATATTACAAAATTAAATGATAAAATAATTGATGTTATTAAAATGCCAGATAATTTTAAAAACAATCATGCAATTACAGCTACATATACTGGAGATGATTATGTTGAGCCAGCAACAGCTGAATTAAAATTAATACCAACTCAATTACCAACTACGATAAAATTCGATAGTCAAAAAATAGCAAGAGGAAATACTTGTACATTAACAGTATCTGTTAGTGCAAATGATGATGATGTGATAAATGAGGGATATATTAACTTACGTAGTGATTTATTTGGCAGCTTAGACCCAGAATCAACCATTGATGATAAAAATATTAATGTTAAAAACGGAACCGCAACCTTTGTATTTGATATAAATAAACAACAAGAACTTAAAACTTATCAATTACAAGTAAGATATTTAGGCGGACTGAATTATGCAGATAGTGCTATGACACTAAAACAATTAATTGTTATTGATGAAATGGACGAAGTATACATAGCTAATCAAGATATTAATGATAATAGTCATAATGTTATTGGTAACGATGTTGAAGGAGCTGGAACCAAAGAATCACCATTTGCAACAATCAATCAAGCATTACAGTGTATTAAAAACAATGGTACTATCAATATTTTAAAAGGAGTATATGAAGTACAAGATATTGTTTTCAAAAAAGATATTACTATTATCGGTGAAAATGATGCTATATTAAAACAAAAAAATGATAAACAATTAAATATTACTATCATGCAAGGACATAGTGTTATTATAAATAATATGTCTTTTGATAATATATATGAATACGATTTTATTATTAATGGAAGTACCGTTGGAAAAGATAAAGGAGCATTAAGTTTTAATAAATGTATTTTAGGACATAATGTAAATATTAATAATATTAATGGATTCTTATATATTAACCAATCAACTGTATTATGTACATTATCTGGTAATATAGGAACATATGTATTAGATAATAATTGGTGGGGAACAAATGAACCAAATACATTTGTCCAAGCTCACACAGATAATTGGGTAACCACGGAAATATCTACATCATTAAATAAACAAGCAACAGTAGGTGATGTTTTCACGGTGAATGTTGACTTTATCAACAATAAAAGTCATGATATATATCCGCAAAGAGCAGTAACTATGACTTCCGAGCAAGGAGAGTATTCGCTATATACTGGAATGTTAATAAATAATCATTTTGAAACCACCTATTCAAATGCTTTAAGTAACACTTTATTATATGCAACAGTTGATGACCAAGTATTAGAATTATCAATCGAAGATTACATTAAAAACGTTGAAGTTAAGATGCAAAACATCGAAACACCAATTGGTTATGAGACACCGATATATGCTTTAGTAGTTAATGCAGATAATAAATTAATTGATAGCGGAATAGTTGAGTTTTATCTTAATGATAAATTAATAAGAACAATTGAAGTAAATGATGGAATTGCTGAATTTTCAATATATTTAGATGAAAATTATACAATAGATACAACTTATAATTGGGTTGCAAAATATCATACAATAGATAAAAAATATAATGCTGAAGTAAATTCAATAATGAAAGTTATTGCAGACTCTGATATTTGTTTTGTGGCTGATGTTGAAAAATCTGGAACTGGTTCATTTAAATATCCATTTAATAACATGAGAGCAGCATTATCCAGTAATGCGTCAACCATATACGTAAAATCCGGAATTTATAATGATAACGATTGGTTAATTAATCGAGATGTTACTATTAAAGCATATTCAGATGATGTTGTATTTAATGGCGGAGAGAAAATATTATCAACACAAAACAAAGTTACTATAGATGGAGTACAATTTATTAATTATTTAGGAACTACAGATTTAGTTAATAACGTAGGTACTTTAATATTTAATAATACATTATTCTATCAAAACCAATCATATACAACAGACGCGGATAATATTAAAACATATAAAAATATTATATATAATGAAGGAAATTTAGAAATAAACAATTGTGCTATTGTAAATAATTCAAATAAGTTTATTGATAATGTTGGAACCGCAACTGCTGAATATAATTGGTGGGGAGTCGACGCACCAGATTTTACTAAATTACTTAATAATATAACGGTTAAATATTGGATTTGTATGGATTTTATTACAAAAATCGACCCAGTTAATATGGGTACTACACCAACATTAATTGCTTCATTAAATCATTATACAGATGGAAAAGAAGTATATAAATTATCTACACAATTTTTACCATCAAGAAAAGGTATATTCGCAATTAAAACAGAATCAATTAATAAAGAAAAGGGCTCATTAACACCATTAATTGATTATACAGATATTAGTAATAACGCTAAAACACTATATAATTCAAACGAAGATGCAAATACGTTCTTTGTTAAATTAGAACTCGCTGATAATACTAATTATTATAATGATGATAAAATAACATTTAAGTGTTATGCTCATAATTACTATGGAGACCCTATTAATCAAGGGGATATTACGTTTTATATTGATGGAGATGAACTAAATACAAGACAAACACTATCAGGTGTATCTGAACTAACAATTAATAATATTAATCTAGAATTAGGTACACATAAAATTGTTGCGGTTTATAAAGATACAACAAACTATATATATCAATCAGCTACCATTGAGGGAACCTTTGAAATCAAACTTACACCAATTATATTAAAAAATATTAATATTACATCAACAATATTCGGATTGAAATTACAAGCCGATGCTGAAGATAATCTTGGTAACAGTATAGTTAGTGAAGATATAAAATTATATCTTGATGATAAAGAAATAATTGAATATATTGGTGCCAATACTGTGAAATATAAAATTAATAATGGTAAAATTAACGAGCATGTAGTTTACGGAAAAACAGAAGCAGGAAAACATCAATTAAAGATTACTGCAAACCCAAAAACAACATATGATACATTAAATACTATTGTATCATTTAATATAGCATTAAGTCCAACAAATATTTCTTACATAAATACAGACTCAAAAATATTATTCTTCCCGGAAACATATAGTAAAGATTTAGTATTTAATATTCAAGATGAAACCGGTATTAATATTACAGATGGAACAGTTGATGTGTATCAAGATGATAAATTATTAACACAAAATCCTATACATACAACAGATGGAATAATTGAAATTGATAACAGTATATTAGATAAAAACAACAGAATCAGACAGTTAACCTTTATATACAAAGGAGATAATCATTATTATGCTTCTTCAATACAAAAGTTTACGATTAATTACGGAATATATAATGTTAATATCGATGGAGATGCTATTGTATGCCAATACGGTGACGATATTAATATTAATGCAACAATTACCAATTTAGATGGCGATATCGTTGACTCTGGATTAGTCAGTATATATAAAACAGATATAAACACAAAAATCGATGAACCAATTATTGAACATATTTCATGTACTGGACATATTAGTCAAAAATATAATATACATTGTCCAGCTGGAAATTATTATATAAAGCTCGTGTATACAAATAATGAAAATGAATACGCGCAAACCGAGACAAATATTCTCTTATCAGTTTATCCAAGAACCGTTATGTTTAATAGTAACAATAAAATATCTACTATCTCAAACGTAAATATAGAAGAAACTTTAGATATTAGTAGTACTAAAAATATTACAGTTAATAATGGTTTAGTTGTTGCATACTTGAAAAATGGAAAAGAATATACGAAAATTAGTACAGTACCAAAAAATAAGGAAAATGTTTATAATGATAAAATTACTATAGACCTTAATATTCCAAAATTAGAAATAGGCTCATATATAATTAAATTAGAATATATCAACAATAACTACTTCGGTAATCCAGAAGCTACTGCGGTTGATGATAATATCAGCCAAGAAATTATATTAACAATTCACGCAAATGAGACAAACATAACATTTAACAATACAGAATGTTATCCAATCGAAAATAATTTCCAAGTCAATATTATTGACTCATTACGTAGAAATGTTATGCACGGAATCGTATCATTCTATCAAGATGGTAAGAAAATATCTGAATGCGAAGTTGTCGATGGTATAGGTAAATATATTTTATATCCAGCCGAAGTAAGAGATATAACACTTATCGCAAAATATGTTGATTCCGAAAATGTTTATAGTGGCTCAAGTGCAACTCAAGAAATTAAGGTTAATAAAATTCCAATAAAAAGTATTACTTCAGAAGATATTAATGTCGTTAATGGCGAAACTGTTAAATTACATTATGATATTGAATCTGATATAGGACAAGTCGAAGATGGGCAATTAGATATTGTTATAAATGACCAAAAAGTAGCAAGTACATATATATCAAACAATGCAGGAACGTTAGAGTTTGATGTACCTTTATTAGCACCAGACACATATACGATGTATTTCAGATATCATGATTCTAAAATTTATGCAGATACAGAATTACTTGTAAACCATAACACTTTTATAGTAGAAAAGAAAGATATTATTATATCAATGGAAAGTATTACTGCATCAGTTAATGAGACAATTACACTTAATCCAAAATTCGATAGAAAACTTGATGGTGTTGCATATTGTTATATTTTAGATAAATTTATTGATGTTGTAAGTTTAGATAATCAAGATAATTTTACATTAACTTATAAGTTACCAGATGATACAAAAAGTACCGATAATAAAATAACAATTAAATTTAGTGGTAATAAATATTATAACCAAACTTCCGCAACATTTGATTTAATAATTAATCAAGAAACATCTACAATATCTTTAGAAGCTATTAGTGCAAATGTTGGAAACACAATTACCTTTAATTCAACAACAACATTACCAGATAATAAGAGAGTTGATTTCTATATCGAAAATGTTATTGTTACAGAGGGCATCGTAAAAGATGGTAAAGCAAGTGCTACATATATATTACCATATTCAAAAACTAAAAACACATATAAAATTTATGCGAAATTTAGTGGTTCCGCGATATATGTACCTATTGAGGCAAATAATACATTAACAATTAATCCAGCAAATATTAAAGATATTACATTTGATACTTTAGACGGATATAAAGCTGGGGCTTTAACTATTAATCCAACAGTTATTGACGAAAACAATAATATAGTTGATGAGGGAAGAGTTAGTATAGGTAGTGATAGTATCGCTATTAATACTACATATAGCACAATATTATCAGATAACCCAGAATCCAATGTTATAGTTAGCTATAATCCAGAGAATACAGATAAATTTAATACCTACTCTGAAAATGATACACTTAATTTATTATTAAATGATTTTACAACATCCGTGGTAAATGATTTTACTTATACAATTGGAGATTATATTGATAGTCCAGTTACATTTATACACCCAACAACAACTAATAAGATTAATACAGCGGTTACATATCAAATCCTTAATAATGATGAAGTTTTATTTGAAAAAGAATTAATTAATACAGATGGTAATTATCAAATACAATGTTATATACCATCAAATATATATCCGGGTACATATACTACAAGATATTATATTGCTGACAATGGAGTGTTTAATAAATACGGCGGATACGGACAAATTACAATAAATTCAAGTGACATCATATATGTTGATAATACAAAAGAAACCCAAAATTATGGAAACCAAGAAAATCCAATGACATCATTACTTGAGGCAATTAAACATTTAAAAAATAATGGTGTTATATACCTTACTGGAATATATAACGAACCAATTATAATAGATAGAGATTTAACAATTAATGGAAATACAGCTACATTACAAGGAAATAATGATGAACCTATTATTACTAATAATAATAATCTTACATTAAATAATGTTACTTTAGAAAATAATACATCAAATACCTTAAGCGCCGGAATAATTAATAATAAAACATTAGAAGTACAAAATTGTCAATTTAATAAATTAATATCAAGTGGAACCAATTTTGGTGGAGCAATATATTCTAATGGAACAATAATTGTTAATCAATCAAAATTTAATGGAAATCATGGTTATGCTGGTGGAGCAATTTATTTAGCACGACAGTCATTAAATTCGCAAATAACTAATTGTACATTCAATAGTAATATATCAGAATATAATGGTGGAGCTATATACTCATATAATGCAGATAATTTAAATATTACTAATAATAGTTTTATTATGAACGTATGTAATAATAAAGGTGGAGCTATATATATTACTGGAAATGGGAATATTTTACAAAACTTATTCCAAAAGAACCATACAAATAGTGCATCATCATATGGTGGAGCTATAGCTATGGTTGATGGAACAGTAACAACGGAATATAATATATTTGAATCAAATACTTACTATAACGATACCAATATTAATGAAATATATAAAAACACAGGTATCAATGATTTAGCATATAATTACTTTGGTAATAAATATAGTAAAAATGATATTATGACACATCTTAATGGTGAATTTAATATGACAACATGGGCAACAATTACGTCATCAACAAATCCATCTCCGGCAATTATTAATTCAGAAATAGAAATTGATTTAATGTTTAAAATAGAAGATGAAAAATCTACCTATGATGCACAAAAATCATTCCATGATTATGCAGTTAATTTAAATGCAACAAGTGGTACATTTACGCCAACTGTTAGTGTTATAAAAAATAACCATTGTACAACTAAATTTATTAGCGATACTCCAACAACTATTAAACTTGGGGACATAGATATTATCGAGGTTAAAGAATGAGTACACAATATAAAAAAGTAAGTACTATAAAAGCAACTATTGATGGACAAGATAAAGAATTAGATGTTCAAGAATTAGTTCGTCAAGATGTTACAATTACATTTACAGACAACACCAAAACAGCACAAAGTTTTGGTGAGTCTATATTTTTAGAAGCAGAAGTTAAAATTGGTGAGGTGCCAGTAGATACCGGACAAATTCATTTTACAATTAATGATAATGATTACGGATATTTTGTAGTTAATAAGCAAGGTATTGCATCTACAGAAATTACAGATGTTGATAAATATACAAAAGGAATATATAATATCACAGCAGTATATTTACAAAATAAATATTATAATGAATGTGTTAAAACTATTGAATACAGAATAGAACAATTTATTCCAGAAATTTTTATTGATAACGCATATTTAAATGATAATAATAGATTAGAAATACATACGAAACCTAATACATTAATAAATTTAGAAACAAGAATTGTTCCTAAATATAAAAATATTGAAGAGGTAATGTATAGCGGTACATTAAATTATAAAGTTGATAGAACGAGCTATAGTGAACAAATTACTAAAAATCATGTTAACTGCTCGTTCGTTACTAAAAATATAGAAGATACTCCATCAACAAAACAAAAACTTATGGAAGTTAGTGTAAAATTCAATGAAACAAATAAATATGCAGAATGTCATCAAATAACTTATAATGGAATTAAATATGATAGTATTTATATAGTTATTGACCCATTAACAACGCATATTAAAGTTAAAGATATTAATAGTAAATATAATCAAGAAACATATATTGGAGCAAATATAATAGATGAAAATGCTGCAAATGTTAATTTTGGTGAAATTGCTTATACTATTAAAGATACTGATGATAATGGAGTAGTTATTGAAGATAGTATTATGACTGGAACCGCTGTTGTAAGTAATGGATATACACATTTTGTTAAATTAATAAAAACAGTATTAGAAAACGACCCAGTCACTACAATAGAAGAATATCCATCTACTATAAAAACTACTACGACATTGGTTTTACCACAATCAGAAGTTACAGTTGGTACAGATGGAACAACGGTTGAATACGAAGCAACAGTTTTAACATCTGATAATAAACCGGTCACTAGTGGAATTGTAGTATTTACGATGGATGATAAAGTAATTAGTAGTATAGAATTAAATACCGAAGGAAAAGCATATGCAAGTAATATAGTAACTAAAGCAGCGACAAGAGCGATTAAAGCGTATTATAAAGAATTTTTTGAATATGAAAAATCCGAAAGTGAGACAAAACAATTAATAATAAAGTGATAATATGGTAACAGATTTAACAAATAATGAAAAGAAAATAGATATTAAAATTTTTAAAGACATGAAATCTCGTGTCAACAAATATATAGAACAAGGCGGAAAACCAATTGATGAAAGAAGAATTTATTTAGATTATGACACAAAAGCAGAATATGTATTATATTACAAATATAAAAATATGTTAGTTCGATATAACGCATATGTTAGCAAATATAATAAAGAACCAACTTCTTTACAAATTTCCGTAAATGCAGGGCCAATTGATGATAAAAATGTTAAAGTACCTCTTGAAACATTTTTAGATATGAAAGCAAGAGTAGATGCTTTCAAAGGTACATTAAATGATACAACTCATGTATATTTAGACATGACAACTATGTATGATTATATTAATTATTCTACATATAAAAATATGTTGAAAAATTATAATACTTTTGTAAGCAAAAATAAAAGACAACCTAATTATATAACCACCACTACAAAATCTTGTAATACAACTATTGAAATTCCAAATGTAGATTGTTATAAAAATCCAAGATATTACTCTAATGGAAACATGAAACAAGAAACTTTATGGTATTGTAGTGCAAATATGGTACAACAAATATTATATGAACTAACTGGAGTATATTATTCCGAAAGTTATTTAGCTAAAAAAATGGGTGTAACAAAATCAGGAACTGGTCCAAATGAAATTGTTGCTTGTGTTAAAAATATTTTACAAAATAGTGGATATAAGATTAAAACTTGTGAATGGAAATATTTCGATGATATAGGCTGGAACTTGCTTGGTAAAATGTGTCAAGACCCAAAAATAGGAGTT